AGCTGAGCGAGCTCGGCCTTGAGGGCTGCGACCTCCCCAAGCTCAGCGCGAAGCTCGGCCTTGAGGTCCTCGAGGTCATCGCGCGGCGGGGCCTCGACGGGGGGGAGGATCCCCGCCCGGGTGATGACGTCGAGATCGGCGAGCGCCGCGAGAGCCTCTTGCAGGCCCTCCAAGCGCCGCTCAGCCTTGGCCCTGGCCTCCTGCGCGTGGAGAAGGTGGGGGGTGCGAGTGGAGCGCCGGAGGGTCTTCTGCAAGCGGTTGCGGATCTGGCTGATGATGCTGTCCCGCGGCGGCGCCAACACGCCCGAGGTCACGAGCGACCAGCGCCAGAGCGCATACCCGGCCTCATCGGTCTTGGACTCCCAGGCGCCGTCCTCGTAGATGCGGAGCTTCTCCCAGGCGAGGAAGTAGCCCGTGGAGTCGTTCGCACCGTCGACCAGCCGGATGTACTGCGTCCAGTCGGTGAGCACACGCTGCCCCCAACGAGAGCGGGCCTTGGCTTCCAGGTCAGAGGCGTCAAGCTTGCTTCCCTCGCCGGTGGTCCAGTTGACGCCAGGCCGGAGGGTGAGGCGAGACAGCACGGGGATGATACGCCACCCCTCAGGCGTCTGGAACAGCTCCCAGCTCGTGCTGTGGTGAGAGAGTCGGAAGGGCCGCGCTCGGTCGCCAAAGGAGGGCAGCCGGATCGCGGTGTCAGTGGGGGTAGGAACCCGCCCCGACACATAGCCGCCAGGCAGTGAAGAGGAAGGGGGCGGCGCTTGGGTGATCTGCTTAGGCATTGGGCGGGTCTCCGTCCTCGGATTTGGAGAGCCGAGGAGCTGGCGGAGGACGGTTGCCAGCTCCTCGGCGGGGGTCGAGGGGTGCGGCTTAGCTGGTGGCCGCCAGGAACCCGCGGAGGCGGGCCTGCTCGCGGATGGCCAGGCCGTCGTAGCCGTTGGCCACGATCTTGTAGGTGTCGCTGGTGGCGTGCCGCTCCACCTCGATCTTCAAGGGCATGTCCGAGGGCTGGGCGATGACGTTGTTTCCGCCGAGGGCGCCTTGCGGCATCGCGGCGGAGTAGGCCACCGCGCCGGCCGCCATGAAGGCGTTCTCGTGCTTGCTCGCCGCGTTGGTGACCTTGGTGCTCGGCATGCACAGAATCCCGAGCAGCATCTCCGCGCCCTTCGCCAGGAAGGCCTGGACGTCAGCGCGCTCCTTCTGCGGGCCGACCTCGTTGCGCATGGAGTCGCGGATAGAGGCCATAGTGAAGGGGTGGAGCAGGCCGAAGAGCATCCCCGGGTCACCGGTGGACGCGGTGAAGCTGTCGATGACGTCGTAGAGGTCGTCGACGGAGCCGGTGTCTCCCGAGGTGATGTTCGTGCTCGCGCCGGCGACCGCGGTGGCGAGGGCCCCCATACGGCCGGCGCGGAAGCTGCTGACCATGGTGAGCCCAAGGCCGATGGGGTCGAAGCCCCAGGCCTGCCCGACCGCCTGCGCCAGGCCAGTCTGATCGAGGCGCAGAGCCCGACGCGCGATGGTGACGTCCGCGCTCGACGCGGTCACGGGGGAGGCGGAGACGTCGGTGTTCTCCGCCGCGGTGGCGTCCATGGACAACCCCCAGCCGAGCAGGAGCTGGCGGTGGCGCTGCACGAGGGAGCCGGAGCCGGTGGCGTCGGTCATGTAGATGACCGGCGTGTCGAACATGTCGGCGCTGTCCGCCATGGCGAGCGCGAAGGTGCGCTCCGCCATGATGAGGTCATTGAGCTGATCCTCGGTGACAAGGCCGCTGCCGGAGACGGGAGCACCGGCGGAAAACAGGGCGATAGCCATGGTGTGAGTCCTTTGGGTGGTGGTGCCGTCTCTGCTGTTTCGGGTGCGACCCTCGGCGTTCGTTCCGCTCTACAGCGCAGGCCAGAATCAGGCTCCGCGCCGCTCCTGCTGGAGCGCGGCGAGCTCGTCGAGGCTCTTGGCAGCCCGCGCCCGGTCGGCGAAGCTCGTCTGAGCACCTGTGCGCACCGGGAGTTGCCCCGCGGTCGCGCTGGCCCAGGCGGGGCGTGCGGGCTGCTCAGGGGCCGCGGGCTTCGCGGGGGCCTTGTCAGGCTTCGCGGGGGCCGCGGGCTTCGCTATCTGCTCTGCGCCCTGAAAGACCCCCCGCAGATAGGTCGGCGCCAAGGAGGGGTCCTCCTTCAAGGACTTGAGGTAGTCACCGAACTCGACACGCTGGGCCTCCTCCACGCTGGACATGGCCCGCTCGTGCGCCTTCTCCAGGGCCCAGACGGTGTCATCGTCTTGGATGCCGAGGGCGCCCGCGGCGCGGCGGCGAGCGATGCCGCTCTGGACCTGGGCGAGCTCTTGCTCAAGCTCTCCGATCCGGGTCTGGTGCTTGTCGGCCTCATCGCTGGCCTTGCGGGCGGCCTCGAGGTCCTTCTTCGCGGCGGCGAGCTCGGCGCCTTGGCTGCGCAAGCGGCCCTTGATCATGTCGTCGATCTCGGCTTGGGACCAGTATTGCGCGCCGTCGTGTTCGATGGGCATCTGTGGGTGTCCTCCTCAGAGTGGCTTGGTGGGCATAAAGCTGGCGTTCTCCGTCTGGATGCGACGAAGCTCAGCGATGGCCTGGTCTCGGGTGAGGCCAGGGTGAAGACGCATGTAGGCGTCGACCTTGCTCATGAGGCCGGCTTCAATCTTGGCGAGCAGGTCATCTCTGAGCGCGGCCTGCTCGGCGCTACTCAGGGGGAGGCTCGGATAGCTGAGGCTGTAGCCGCTCTCAGGGTAGCTGCTGCCTGTGGCGGCGTTCAAGAGCTTGGCGGTGGCCTCGATGAGGGTCCGGTCTCCGCGGCGGAGCTGGGGAGCAAAGCGCGCCTGAGAGCCCCGGAGGCCCTCACGCGAGATGGCCAGGGAGACCCCTGAGCGCGGGTCCGCTCCGGTCCTCAGCAGGTCGGCCGGACTCACCCCGGCATACTCGGCGAGACCGGCCTCAAACATGCCGATGGCGCTCATGAGCTTCTCAGGATCAATGCCCGGCTGGAGCTGCACGGCGGTGACCTGGCCCTCGTAGTCCTCCATCGGGGCGACCTGGATGAAGGAGCCGGGCTCGGTGGAGATCACCTCTGTGGTCACGCCTGAGGGGCTTGTGACCTTGGCGCCGATGATGCGCCCACCTGCGATGAGCACCGTAGAGAAGCTGCCGTCCTTGACCCCGTGAAGCCAGAACGTGAGCAGCACGCCCACGGTGAGGGTCCCGAGCACCGCCTCCAGGCCATAGAAGCTGTTCCACAGTCGGCCGGTGCGCTCGGCGTGGTACATCACGATGGGCAGGAACGGCCGGCCGGTGCTGTCGACGTAGAGGAAGTCAGCGCCGGAGCGAGGACCACCCAGAAGCGCCTCAGTCCAGTCCTCCTTTCGGTCCCCGGAGATGACCTGATGCACCGGCTTCTGCAGGTCCGTGATGTCGAGGATCTCCCAGACCCAGGCCGGCGCCCCCGTCTCGGGATGGGTGCGGAGCTGGAGCTCCTCGACCCGGGCGGGGACGTCGGGCGCCTCGGGGACGGCCTCCACGATCACGCACTCCACAGGCATGGGCCGATACATAAGCCCGCCGCGCTCTGAGTAGTCCACGCGGACAAGCGCCTCACGTAGGCCGACCAACTCGGCGGAGACGCTCCCCATGAGCTGCCACAGACCGGCCTCCTCGATGGCCTCCAAGAGCTCCTCTGAGCCGTTGGGGCCCCTAATCTCCGGGGGGCGCTGGTAGAGGGTGCCGCCGAGCTGCGTGGAGACAGACCGGAAGGGGTTTCGCGATGGCTCCGCAATCCCCCAGGCCGCGCGACGCTCGGGGGCGATGTGCCGCCCGATGGCCTCCTCCAAGTCATCGAGCCAGCCCCCGCCCAAGAGACGGCAGCGGAGCGCCTGCTGCTCGCAGCGTGAGCGCTCGGAGGCGGGCATCGGGGGGCGGGTTGGCGTCGTCATGCCCCGCTCTACAGCCGAGCCTTAGAACTGCCTCTTGACCACACTGGAGACCGCGGGGCGCCCTGAGCGGCCCCAGATATGCCGCGTCGAGTAGCGCAGCGCGTCGATGATGTCCTTGCCGATGTGCTTCTCCGTCCCGTCCCACGTCTCCAGGGCCTCGATGAGCCACGCGCACCGCTCGTCCACGTAGAAGTGCCCCGGACGGATCATCGCCTCATGGAGCCACCGCACCGACGGCCAGAAGTGTCCCCGCTGAATCCCCCGCTTGGCCACCCGGATTTTTGGGCGGAGCTCGCCTGAGACCTTGAGGCGCTTCGCCACCGCCTCCAGAAGCACGCGGGCGTTCTTCCGCGTGCTGCGCCCCTGGTAGCGCTTGTCGGCCCACACGTAGTCCAGGTCGGGCCAGCGGTCGCCAGCGAGGGCGAGCATGTGGAGCAGGCCATCCGCGTCCATGTCCACCGTGGTCGGCGTCTTGGGCGCGTACTCCGACATGACGAAGATCCGGGGGTGCTCTCCGCTGTGGTCGAGGTAGACCAGCACGCCACAAGTGCGGAGCGCGTCCTCGCCGTAGTCGATGCCGCTGGAGAGCTCCACTTCCGCTGGAAGCACTCCGGCCGCCATGATGTCGACAACGTGCTGTCTCCGGTCGAAGGCGTCGAGGGCCTGGTCGGTGGCGGCGTACTCCCACTCTCCGTGGCAGCGGACCGCGCGCTGGTGGGGCAGGGTCTTGGCGATCTCGGCGTCGACCCAGGCCTGGTCCATGGGGACGCCCTTCTCCGTCTTGAGCGGCTCGACGGCGCCCTCGGGGATGAAGTTCTCCGGCTCCATGCGGAAGTGGAGATCCTCCATGCTGCCGGCCTCGCACAGCTCACGGAGATAGTCCAAGTTGCCCGCGGACGCGGGGGTCATGGTGAGGCCGATCTCGCCGCCGGTGCGCCGGACGCGAGACGTGAGCGCCCCCCAGATCCCCTGATGCTTCAAGGGCTCGTCTATCCAGGCGTAGTGGATGGTCGCTGACTCCAGGTCGAGCGCGTCTTGCCCTGCGGTCTTGATGCGGAGGATCGAGCCGTTCTTGAACACGACGGCCTTCTGGGTGCCCTTGAAGCCGTTCTTCGCGGAGAACTCCGTCCCCGGGTCGATCTTGTCCTTCGGCAGGAGCTCCCAGATCTTGGCCTGGATGGCGATGGACTGCGACCAGCTCGAGCAGATGACCCAGGCCTCTATGGGGCGTCGGCGAACCGCTCGGTAGGGGTGCTCTCCGAGACACCGGAAGATCGTCTCCGCCGCCCCCGCCCACGTCTTCCCGAACTGCGTACCCGTGCGCAGGAGCTTCCAGCCTGCGTAGGACCGCAGAAAGGCGAGCTGCGGCGGCGTCCACCTCACCCACTTGAGCGGGTTGACCTCCGCCCGCTGAGCGAGGTCGGCGAGGTCCTGGAGCAGGTCGCCCATGTCTGGGGCGTCGAAGCTCCAGTCTTGGACAGCGCAGCTCACCCCTCGGCCAAGGCCTGAACGATCTCCAGCCTCATGGCCTCGGGAAGTTGGCGGAGGCGGGCGGCGACGGTGGCGACGACATCGCCATCACCCAGCGCGGCGCGCTCAGCGTCGGCCTTCGCCTGGTCGCGGCGCTGGATGTCTCCCACCAGCTCGTGCTCGCGGGCCAGGAGCTTGTCCGCGGCCACGTAGCTGTGCCCGGCCTGGGCTTGCTTGCGCATCCGGCGCACCTCTCGGAGCACCGCTTCAAGGCTGGTGTCCAGCTCCGCGCTCTCGTCGCCGTCGTCGACCTCGGGGAGCGGGGCCCGGTCAAGGCCTAGCACCTCGCGCTCCATGTTCAGCAGCCGCGCCGCTGGTGAGAACTCCTCAGCGGCGACCGCAGCACGGCGGATCCGGCGGACGTCGGCGAGGAAGGCGGCTCGTCGACGGGGGAGGTCGGCCTGCTCCTCGTCGGCGAGGAGGTCAAGCACAGCATCACGGTCGCGCCAGATCGTGCGGCGACTCCAACCCGTCGAGGCGATGAGCTTGCGCACCACCTCAGGGCTCCATCCCTCCTCCCTGATGGCCATCTCGACGGCGTCGCGGCGCTTGGCGGGGCTCAGCTTGGTGCGTGCCATGTGGTGCCGTCCTGGGGGTTTTCGTGGTTTTTCTGGAGAGCTGGCGCGAAAAGCTCGACCCCTCCCTTTC